GTTTAAACTTTAAAGAAATAGAATTTACAAACGAAATCAGTAAAGCATTATTTACTCTGATTAAACCACAATTAGACGCAAATATTAAGCGTTTTGAGAATGGTAAAAAACCAAAAACAAAACTAAACGAAAGCAAAACCGAAGCAAAACCTAAGCAAAAAGAAAGCAAGATTGAAGCTAATAACAATGTAAATGTAAATGATAATGTAAATAAGAATATAAATATAGAAGAACGTAAAAGCAAGTTTTACGATGCTATTGCTAAATATGTTGATGAATACCCAAAAGAAATGCTTAGAGATTTTTTTAATTATTGGTCAGAGCATGGTGAAAATGATAAAAAACTTAGATTTGAAAAAGAAAAAACTTTTGGTATTAAACAAAGATTGTCTACATGGCATAGTAGAAATCCAAAACAATATCAAACAGAAGGTATTTCACCTGAAGAACTAAAAGCAATTAAACTCGGATTCCTAAAACCTAAACAATGATAACACCTGAAGGCGACAGCTTACAATACCTACTCGATTACAAAGACGGTAAGATAAAAGACGGTTTAAAAATAGGTTGCGACTTAGATGAGTACATACGATTTAAACCAAATCAATTAAACATCATTCTAGGACATGACAACGTAGGCAAAACATACTGGATAAATTGGTATTTTTTGACGTTAGCAATGAAACACGATTTAAAGTTTTGCATTTGGAGTGGTGAAAACAAGAAAGCTACAATACTTCGGGACTTATTACAAATGTATTACGGCGTTAAATTCAAAGATTTAAGCTACCAACAGATAACAACTGGAGTTACAATACTTGAACAGCAATTTAAGTTTATAAGCAATAAGAATTTATACAAGCCAAACGAATTATTAAAGCTGTTTGAAGAAAGCGAATGTAATGTAGCATTGATTGACCCATTTACAGGCTTAGATAGACAAATGGATTTTCAAAGTAATTATAATTTTTTGAATACTTGTAGGGATTTTTGCAATAAATTTGGAGTTACAATCTACATAAACACGCATCCAAATAGCGAAAGCGGTAGGAGTGGGAACGTTTATCAGGAAGGCGAATATAAAGGACATTTGAAAGCACCATTGAAAGACCACATCGAAGGCGGTAAAGCATTCTCAAATCGTTGCGATGACTTGTTTGTAATACATCGTTTAGTAAAACACGAATCAATGAAGTATTGCACTTGGGTAAACGTTGAAAAAGTTAAAGATACGGACACAGGCGGTAAACATACAGCATTAAATGACCCTATAATGTTTGATTTTAATGCCGGATTAGGATTTAAAGTTAATGGAGTTGACCCTTTACAAAGTGTAAGACCTAAACAATCAAACAGCTTTCCAACTAAAATACCAAAACAAGAACCCGATATAGTAAACGGAAAAGAACTATTATCTTTTAGCGAAAAAATGAAGAAAGACGCATTTGAAATGATTAAGCCGGATGCACCATTTTGAATGTCGATTAGTTAAACATTTAACTAAAGTATGACTAAAAAATTAAAAAAAATAAACATAACATATAAAAACCTTTATTTTACTTTAAACTAATTAAACTAAAACATGGATGAACTAAACCTAATTTCAGCAAGTGTTAAGCTGAACAACGTTTTCTTAAAGTTAAAACTATCACTTGAAGAAATCAAAGAAAAACACGGAAACAGAAGCGATTTAATTAATTCTATGGAAAGAACCTTAGTAGACTTAATGGAAGTTAAAGCTACTTATTCAACCTTAGAAAAAGAGTTTAGGTCTGCTGTTTCAAGTCAATACAGATTAGAACATCAAAACATGGATTTAAAATTTAGAATCAAAGATTTAGAAAGTCAATTAAAATTTAAAAATGTAGAGTTATGACTAGAAATGAAAAGTGCCAATTAGCAAAAACACGAGGATACTCGTATAATTCAGAAACAGGATTAATCGTAAATAAACACGGAAAACCAATAAAGAAAAATGTAAAAGGCTATACAACCATCCAAATGAAAATAGCTGATAAAATATATTATTTATACGGTCATCATTTTGCTTGGTGGTCAACTTACAATGAATGCGTATTTGAACTCGATCACATCAATGGCGTTAGAAACGATAATAGAATTGAAAATTTACGCAGCGTTACAAGACAACAAAACCAATGGAATAGATTAACTGCTAAAGGATATTATTTTAATAAAGTTGCAAGAAAATTTTATGCTTATATTAGAATTAATGGCAAAAAAACATATTTAGGTTTATTCAATACCGAAGAGGAAGCACGTCAATCATATTTAGCAGCTAAACAAATATATCACGTAATATGAGGTGCCGCCATTGTAAAACTAAGTTTGAGCCTATACGGTTTAACATGAAGTACTGCTTAGAATCGGAGTGCGTACGTGTTTGGGTAGAATCTGAAAAGGCGAAACAATGGAAAAAGACGAAAGCAAAAGCGAAGTTGGACTTAATGACTTTATCCGACTACATTAAATTAACTCAACAAGTCTTTAATAAATATATTAGGCTAAAAGCAAGGGGCGGTTATTGTTGTTCTTGTGGTTCTGAATTAAAAAGCAAATTTGATGCAGGGCATTACATGAATGCAAATAATCATTGGGCGGTTAGGTTTGATGAAAGAAACGTCTGGGCGCAGTGCGTTAATTGTAACCAACATAAACACGGTAATTTAATTGAATATCGAAGTTTTTTAGTTAAACATCATGGAGAAAAATGGGTTCAACAACTTGAACAAGATGCTAAGAAAACACGGAAATTTACTATTGAAGAATTAAAAGAAATAATAAAAGAGTATAAACTAAAAATCAAACAACATGAAACCAACTAAAGAAATGGAAAAGAAACTACTAGCATTGTGCGGTGTGTTACCTGTACTCGCTGATTTTATCGAAGATTTAAACATGGAACACGTTTTTACAAAGAATATCAAACGTAAAGCTAATTTGTTACTTGAAGAAATCAGAAAGACGGATGAAGGTATTTTAAAACACACAACAATAGAAAGCCAAACCCAACAGATAGACATTCAAATTGCATTTAGACAATGGGTGCAAGAAAATTTTAATTAAAAAAAGTTAAAAAGCTATTGTTATTCAATTAAGAATAGTTATATTTGTCAAACAATTAAATTATACGTTATGAAAACACTTAGGAAAATTCAACAAGAATTAAAATGCCCAAAAGGTAGTTTTAACTCATTCGGTAAATATAAATACCGAAGTGCAGAACAGATTTTAGAATCAGTTAAACCATTGCTACAAAAACACGATGCGTTATTACTTTTATCTGATGAAATTATTCAAGTAGGTAATAAACTTTTTTTAAAAGCAAGTGCGCTTATTTCAGATGATGACGGAACAATAGAAGTTTTTGGATATGCTGAAATGGGAGAACACAAAGGAATGTCATCTGAACAATGTACTGGAACAGCTTCAAGTTACGCTCGTAAATACGCTTTGAACGGTTTGTTTTTAATTGATGAAACAGAAAGCGACCCCGACTCGAAAGACAACACAAAGACGGAAGCGAAAAAACCTGCAATAGATAACGCAAGGTTTGAAAAAGCTATCGAATCAATTAGAAATAGTGAATTTAGCGTAGAACAATTACAAGCTAAATTTGAATTAACCGAATTACAAAGCAAAGCATTGTTATTGATATGAAAACAGCTATTCAAGAATTAATACATTTTATTGAAAATGATAAAATGCAAAGTTCATATACTAAACAACAACTTTTAGAATTATTAAATTTTAAATTAGAAAAAGAAAAAGAACAAATAATAAATGCGTATGAAGTTGGTTCTGAAAATGGATATAATTTAGGTAAAATTGATGAATTTGAACCAAATGCAAAAATGATAACTGCAGAACAATATTATTATAGTATTATAGAAATTATATTATGAAAATCAGAGCATCACAATTAGGCAAAATAATGACTTCGCCAAAAACAAAGAGCGAGGTTTTATCTAAGACTTGCAAAACTTACATTCAAGAATTAGCAATTGAGCATAAATACGGAATACGTAAAGAGTTCTGGAGTAGATATACCGATAAAGGCAACGAATGCGAAGAAGAAGCTATTGAACTTGTTAACGATGTTTTGAACTTAGGGTTTATCTTTAAAAATGACGAGAATCTAAACAACGATTGGATTACAGGAACGCCAGACGTAAACACGAATGAAATTCTTTTAGACGTAAAAACAAGTTGGGACGCTACTACTTTTCCATTTTTCGAAGATGAAATACCAAACAAAGATTACTACTATCAGTTGCAAGGTTATATGTGGTTAACTGGCAAAACCGAATCACTACTTTGTTACTGCCTTGTTAATACACCTTTTCAGATAGTAGAAGACGAAGTTAGGCGTGAACATTGGAAGCAAAACTTAATAGATGAAAGTTTGGATTTAAGAGACTTTGTACAGAAGAAACATAACTTTGACCATATACCAAAAGAAAAACGCGTAAAAGTCTTTAAAATAGCAAAAGACGAAGAAATAATCGAAAAGATTAAACAACGAGTAGAAGAATGTAGAGAGTATTATAATAATTTAATAGAAAATTTATGAATCAAGAATTAAAATTGATGGGTTACTATATAAACGTAACTCGAAAAGACCAAGTAGTACAAATAAAAGATTTACAACGTAGTAAGGTCTGGTACGAAGTAATCCGACAGCATGACTCAAACACGATTAAAGAGTTTTGTTGCACTATTGAAAGATTTAACAACCTATATATACCTAGATAATGAGTAAAACAAGCGTAAAAAGTAAAATCGAAATTCTCAAATCATGGATTGAAAGTATAAACCCAAAATCAATTTATGAAAGACAGCATCGTTGAATCAGTAATTAGTAAGTTTCAGGAGCGTTCAAGCGTAGGTATACAGAAATACGGAACAACACTAGACAGAAACGATTTAACACACTTAGAATGGATAAACCACGCCCAAGAGGAAGCCATGGATTTTATCCTTTACCTAGAAAAACTAAAACAAATAAATAAGTAAACATGGAAAAAAGAGACAATTCAGGAGCGTTATTCACAAACGACAAAAGAGAAAAAGAAACGCACCCACACTACCAAGGAAAAGCAACTATTAACGGAGTTGAGTATTACGTTTCAGCATGGGTAAAAGACGGAGCAAAAGGAAAATTTCAAAGTCTAAGTTTTAAACCAGTTCAAGAAACAGCTAAACAACCCCAAAAGAGCGGTTTTGATGACTTTTTAAACAACCTATGATAGAAAGTAAGATACTAAGCAACGTAAACGATGTAACGCGAAATTTGATTAATGATTATATTCATAAACACGGAATAACATTAAACGCATTTTCTAAGTTAGTAGGAGTAAACCAAGCTATCTTATTTAAATTTGTGAACTACAAAAAGAATGTAAGCACAAAAACGATTGAAAAGGTAGGTAAATTCTTTAATAAATAGAGGCTCGGCAAAGCAAACAGAAAGCAGGACGTAAAAAATCCTGTTTTTTTTATTAAATGTTATTCTTTTTATTATATTTGTCAAACAATTAAACTTAAAAATTATGAAAGATTTATTTTACAGCTGCGAAGAGTGTGAAGGTTGGGGATTTGTAACCATTGATTTAAACGATACTCATATCCCGTATGAACAAAACCCTATTGATTATGAATGTATGTCATGTAGTGGCAAAGGGAAAGTTCTACATGAAGACGAATATCAAATCAAACTAGACGGAGTTACAGAAATGATTGAGGGCATGGAAACACGAATCGAAGGACTTTCAAGAATAGTAATGAAAGCTAAAAACCCCACACCATACGTTGAACGATTAAAAACTTTGTCTTGTGGTTTATATAGACTTAAAAACTATAAAATAAAATTGCTTAATTTAGCATAAAAAAAAGCATGGAATTAATTTTATTGTTAGCGGTTGCATGGTGGTTAGTCAGTTTTGAACCTTTGCAATTGTTTATTGACCATATTTTCAGGCAGTTCCCTATAACAAACCTATCAAATTACATTCATTCTAGTTTAGGTTGTTGGAAATGTTCTTCGTTTTGGACTATTTTAATATTTTCAGGCAGCTTTCAGTTTGCTTGTTTAGGCGCATTAACAGCATTTATAATTGATTTATGTTTGAACAAGCTGAACTCGAAGTAATAAACGAGATTATTAACGCCGCAGAGGTGGTGAAATACTCAAAGGTAAGTCTCAATAGACTGAAAAAGATTAAAGAGGTTAAAACGAAAAAAAAAGACGGTGAGTGCTTTTGTTCAAATGTTCGTAGGCGTGTATGGTTTAAAGATTTTGTCAGTTGGTTTGAAAGCAATTCTTGATAAATACCTGTCAAAGCATTACGAAGACGTACGAAAATACACTAACTACTTTTTGGTGCGTATGAAAAGCCGAATAACTGCGGACGTAGTGATTAATAATAGCTACATTTATTTAGTTGGATTGAAAACCGACATAAAGACGGAAGACCAAATGAAAGCATATCTGTTTAATACGATAAAAAAGCAAATAATTTGGAATACTAGCCAGTCAAACAAAGACGAGCATATTACAGCCTTTGAAAACACGAATGTACAAGAAGCAGAAGATAACACCGATTTACAAGATAAAATAGAACTAGAACGTAAATATCAACTTCATAAATCATGTATTGAGGTTTACAGAAACAACATTGATGACAAAATTAAGTTATTAATATTTGAAGCATACTACGATAAAGGTTACAGCACAGCAAGAGCAATGGGTAAATATTTCGACCTACCATTTACAACTGCTCACTTTTGGATTAGAGAAATAAAAAACGATTTACTTATAATTAAGAAACAACATGAGAATTAAAGACGAGTATAAAGGTAAAACGATTGTAAAATACAATTCAATCATGGGAGAGCAAAGAATAATAGTGGATAAATTAGATGTTACACGCTTTTCCTATTATCAATCAATCGGACTTGGGTATATATTCGAACCTGAACCAATTAATTACACAGGAATAGAACAAGAACCAAAGCCAGAACCTAGAAAAAGACGGAAGAAAAATGGATAAAACACAAAAAGTAATAGATTTTATAAATTCAATCTCAGCAAAACACCTAAACAAGAATAAAACTAAGATTGAAATTCCAATAAGTGAATATTACAACCTATTACAAGGAGTTAGACAACTAATAAACGAGAAATAATGCCAAAACCTAAACTAATAGAAACACCTGAAAAGCTTTGGAATATATTTAAAGAATACAAAGAATACGTAATCACGAACCCAAGAACAATAGAAAAAGCTTTACAAAGTGGTAAAATAGCAAAAGAAAGTCTAAGAGTACCATTAACTATGGAAGGATTTGAACTTTATTGCTTAGAAAACCATAGCGACTGCCACCATTATTTTGATAATACGGATAATAGATATTTGGATTATAGGACTATCTGTTCACGCATAAAGAAAGCCATTAGAAACGACCAAATAGAAGGCGGCATGGTGGGGCAGTACAATCCTTCAATTACGCAACGTTTAAATAACTTAACTGAAAAGACTGACATCACAACTGATGGCAAAGGAATCAACGAAATAAAGGTTAATATTATAAAACCAAGTGACACAAACGAAAACTAATTGAAACCATAAACACGGGTTGAGTATAACCATACTATGAAAAAAATGTGCAAATGG